ACCAAAGCAAGTATTATTGCTTTTAGTTTCATAGTTTTCCTCTTCTATTACTATTTATAATAAAATGTAGGTAATCTATCGTTAACTTAATATTTTAATTAAATATTGTTTATGTACCATTCTAGATATTCTTCTTCCCATAATATTTCGTAATTGTTACAATTACCATAGGTTTTGATATGAGTATAAACTTTTCTTGGAGCATATTTTTCTATCATAGTTTTCCACCAACCTATTGATTCAACGCCATCGTTAGTTAAAATGCCTAGATAAACAAACCTTTCTGACTTAGTATATATCTCTTTAAGGATTTCTGGAAGCTGTTCTTTTGGTAATTTTTCTATTGTTTCATAAGTAAAAATACCATCAAAGTTTTCTTCAATTATATTACCAGTATATTGTAATACTTTTTCTGATTTAGTATCACTAATTAAATCTGATATATGTATATCATTAACAGTCATATCAGACTGAAATTTTTTATATTCTTCGATCCAACTATTCATTTTTTTTCTTTAGTCAGTAGATGTTTACGATTTATTTTACAACCAATAAACGCATTATAATATTCATCTGGTTTTAATAAACAATCTGTCTCAAACTGAAGTTTTGCTTCGTAGTAATTTAGTTGACCCTTTGTCTTACACAGCCTAATTATCTCTCTATGAAATAAATCTATTCCGTGTTCTTTCACCAACAACTTTACTTCTTCACTTGAGCCACAATATTTTTTCCAATCAGTTTCTACTATTTTAATTCTTTTTCTTTTAGTACCCTTTAAAGGAGGCAATCTTCTTTTTGACATCAAACCTTTTTTACCAATATATAACTTACCATTTATTGTGTTAGTTATTATATAGACAAAACCAAGATTGTCATCTATCATCTCACTTGTAAATGGTTTGCCTTCATAGTACCAAGTCATTTAAACCCTTAAAAGTTTTATATTAGTTACAATACATATTCTTAATTCGTTTGTTTCTTTTTGAACAGGAACTTCATGTTGTAGTGTTGCTGGAAATATTATCATATCATCTTCAAGAGTTGGGTAATCAAAGTCCCCATACAAATATGAATTTGATATATGAGAACGATCTGAAATATTATATTGTTCATCCATTATCTGTCTACCAAATAATCCTGTGGGACTACTATTTACAAACCTTAAAGAACTATGCTTCTCTGGATTGAAATTTATGTAATGTGTACAAGAAAAATCATACTCTGGATGAGTATGAGCTTTCATATATTGCCCTGTTTTAATTGCTGTATAGTTTACAACATTCCAATGATAATTAAAAAGTTCAGCACTTTTAAAATTATTTTTAAAAAAGTCATCAAAAGTTTTTTGATATACTTCTTTTAGCTTATTGTAATTTATGTCTATAAACTTTTCATTATCCCAATCGCCATAAGGATGATGAAGTTTACTAGAACCCCATTCATTCCTATCACTATCTATCTCATAATTTTTCTTTATATCACCGACTATGATTTCTTTATCATAGGAATTGGGATTAATTTTAACATTATGTACAGGAAAACCAAATAAAATTCCACTCAATTATTCATCCTCATTATCATAACCTTCAAGTTCTACTTCATCTTGCAATTCATCTTCGGCAAGATCAACTCCACAAAAGGTACAATGTTTAACAACATAATACATTTCATTTAAGTTGTGCGATATTTTAAATTCTGCTTCACAACTTTCACATACTATCAGCTTCATTGTATTTCACAACCACCAGCAGCACAAGCCAATTCTTGAGCACCGATTGTCATATCAGTTTTTTCATATTCTGATAGTTTTGACCAATCTACTTCTTTAGGCATTTTATCAAAAAGTATGGTGTAACCTTTTTCATCTATATCTTGGTATGGTGCTTGTTTATATGTATGTTCAGAAAATGGTAGGAAACTAACTCCACTCATGAAATCAAAATATTTGTAAGTCCATGCACCAACTTCCATCCACTCCTCTTCTTTTACCGAAATAGTAACAGAAGGTTTATGTTCACACCAATGTTTCTGATACACCAACCAAAGTTCTAGTTGTTCAATGGCTGTCATATCTGTACGAAAAATTGCTGACTTGTCTACTTTATGTGGGAAAGAAAATACAGCAGTATGACTTGGATTCATAACATCATCTTCTACAGGAAAACCTTCATCAACCATCATCATTGTAAGAGGGTCTTTTTTATCACCACGGACTGTTCGAACATAGTAAGGATTATGCCTTGCATGAATACCAGAAGCAGCATCAACCAACTGAGAGACTGTTCCAGAGGGTTTGACACACGTTACAGCAACACTTTGATTGATTCCTATCTTATGTGCAAACTCTTTATTAGTCTTGACTGCTTCTGCTTTCAATTCCTCTAGGAGATTTTCTAGACCTTCTTCCCTACCATTAGTATACTGGCAGTCCATAATACCAGTAAGAGAGACTCCTAAAAGTCTCTCTTCTTCGCAATTCTTTTTCCATGAGGATGATACATATTTGAAGTTTACAAGTGTAGCTTGGAATGTACCAAGAATCGTAGCAAGCCTAACCTTTTCCAAAAGAGACTCCCGTGTATCAGATGTGCGAACTACAACTTCTGATAGATTACAGAACTCACGACTTCGTAGGATAATCTCAGAACAAGGGTTTGTACCAAAATCATGATCATCTGTATTTCTACGACCATTCTTTGCAGCCATCTTGACTGCACTCTCACGATTAAAAATACCACGTTCACCAGACTTAGACTCATAAAGAGCTTTCCATTCATCCATAAAAATACCAATATCTGGTTTCTCAGAGTATGCAGCAGAGTTGTTTGCCAAAGCACGTTGTGGTTCTGTATTCCACCACTGACCCGACTTAGCAGCTCTCATACGGTCATCTGAGAGGTTAGAGAGACTTATGAGCGCGCTTCTTCGCACACCTCCTACAACTACTACCTCTGCAATCTTACAAACAATGTCATGACATTCAATAGAGGACAACTTACGACCAGCTGAATTTTTAAAAATGTTTACTGCAAAATTGAATAGACTTTCTAGTGGTTCTGGACCAGATGCACGACCACCAAAAGTTTTAAGGGTAGCACCAGCAGGACGGATTTTAGATAAATTCCAACGAGGAATCTGTCCAATATACAACATACCAACCAATTCCTTTAGAGCTTTAGCCCAACCAAGCTTGGAATCAGCAACCGTGATAGTAGTGTCGGAATCAAAAAATTCTTCTGCAACGTCTGGAAGTTTTACCACGTATTGTCGTTCTACACTAAATCCTACACCTGTACCATTCATTAGCACATATAGAATTTCATCAAACGCCTGAGGACGATCCACTGCTACATAGGAACAATTATATCCAGCAATGTTCTCACGCTTCAATGCTTCACCAGCAGTCATAAGACATCGCATGGATGGCATTACTCTTTGAGACAATACTGCATCTTCTAATTCATTTCTAAGTTTGTCTGTAAGTTTATAATCATGCAGATCATTTAAATGATCTTTGAAGAAATTAAAATACCTTCCTACTGTTTCATCCCATGTTTCTCTACGTTCTTTTTCTGGCAACCATCTTGAATATCTTGATAAGTGTATAAATTCTTGGTAGGATGTGGGTAGGTAATTATTAGGCATTAATTTTTCTCCATTCAGCAAACCTTAACTTAGCACTAGCTCCAGTAAAGGTATTATTTTTTAAAATTTCTTGTACTTCTTCTTTTGTCATTCCAGACAATATCATGTCATTAATATCTTTTTCTTTAATCTGTTCTGGCCACAGAACAATACTGCAACCTTTATCAATAGTTTTTTCAATCTGTTTGTTTATCTCTTTGTTTCTAGGTTCATTATCGAATATAACTGTGAAGTCTCCTTCAAGTCTATCAAAATCAGAACCACCAACTGCTAGGCAATTATCAATAAACAAACTATCCAATGGACCTTCGCACACATAAAAGTGTTTGGATTTGTCTACTCTATCTAATCCAAATATTTTATCTTTCTCTTTTAACTTGATGGTGATATACTTAGGTGTTTCAATTCCAAACGCTCTTCCTTGATAAGCAAATATTTCTCCTTTCGCATCACGAAATGGTATTATCAACCTTGGATGATCTCCACCCAAATTGGAAAATTTATTCGGTATTAAAGTATTGGTAAATTTAAAGAATGAATTGCATAAGTAGATATCTTTAAGTGATTCTTTTGGTAGTTGTCTTTTTTCAACAAGCTTTCTAGCTGGATGATCTGATTCAAGTTTCGAAATAGATACGAGGTCTTTGAATATATCTTTTTTTCGAAAAACTGGTGCATTAAATTTAAACTCTGGTTTTGGTGTGAGTGTATCACTACCTGTTTTATATCGTTCCATTATATAGTCTTTGTAAGTTTTTGAGTCTATGTACTCTATCAACTTACCTACTGTAGTGCCGACATCACAATTATGACACTTAAAGAATAGATCATTCTTCTTTTGATATACAAATCCTCTAGCTTTTGTTTTATTCTTTTGAGAATCGCCACAATAAGGACACCTAAAATTCCAAAGGTTATTACTCTTCTTTTTAAATTTTTGGAGTTGTGGAGAAATAATATTAAGATATTTTATGTCAATGTATGAACTCATTAACACATAATACCTCATTCAAGAGGTTTTGTCAACCCCCTATTACCATATATTTTTGTACTACAAATCCTACAATGATAGAACCACCTATGATGAGCCATCTCCAGCGTTCTAGAACACCTACCCTATTACTCAGTTCATCTCGTATCTTTTGTATTTCTTTATTTTGTTCAGTGTGTTGTAAAGCTGCAGCAGCCATTATTTCTTTAGTATTTGTAGTAATACGAGAGTGTAGATCATCTATCTTTTTCTCTAAATCATCTCTACGTTTTTCTATATGGTCTTCTGTTGCAACTATTGCTTCTTCTTGCTTAGAAATCTTTTCTTCGTGAACGGCAAGCATACGATGAATTGAGTTGGAGACATCAGTTAACTTCTCTATTGCAACA